GTTTTACAACACCCAATGCTACCTCCAAACACGAGAGAGCTGACTACTACGGTACCATCTCGCATGGCAACAGAAGTTCAGTTAGGCCTGAACGCTGACTTCTGCAGACCGGGTCTCATGTGTGGGTCGCTTGCGCAATTAAGGTATCCCTCCCACACGATGAAACAGCGGATTTCATGGTATTTAGCGGATTCCTACCGCTATGGTTAACCAAGAACCAGATCTAGCAATTCTGTGCCGCTAGACCACGGCAAGTCAATAATGCGCAAAGGAAGTGGCGCCTTTTGCAACGGCCCAAAGGGCAATTGTGCACGGAGGGACACACATGCTACATAAGCAGCCGTGGCTGCCAGGGCATGTAGTAGTCTCCTACCACTATTTTACGCATAGATTATGTACAGATTAGTTACATAACATGAACACTCGGACTGAAGAAGACTTCACGGTCGGCTAGGCCAGTGACGAGGTCCTCAGACGGGGTCATGCGAACAAACTCTTTGACCAAACCTTGAGAAAACACAGTAGAGTAATACTCCTCAAGGCGAATTTGCTCTGACGGCGATATTCCAGTACGCATGGCAAAAGGAGCTCTCAACGTCTGATTGACGTCTCGACTCTGCCAGTTGAACACGGTTTTAACGTCCCTTAACACATACCTATCCTTAACAGCGGCTCTGATGGCAGACTTACTGAATAAATGCTGATAGGCGCGGGCAAGCACTGAAGACACTACGCCTATAATAGGTGTCGCGCCATCAGTATGTGCATAAGACATCATCTTAGCGAACAACAACCTGTCTAACTTGCCCTGAGACAATGTAATGTGAAGTTTGGACAGGGTGCGCATGGGGTCACAATAACTGTGCAATGCCATTCCATCGGTGGCCATATATCGTCCACAAAATGACACTAAATTGAGATCGCGTGTAACGAATGATTTAACAACGAAGCCGAAGGTATCAAGTAGATCCAATCTCGGCGATAAATGCGAATATTGTTTAGTGAGGGCGACGACACCATCGTCACCCTCATGCCAACTGACCATAGGTCCTTCGGACAAAACACCATCCAATAGGGGATTGGTGTCACTAACAATATCCCTGAACACAATTTGGGTATTAAAAGCGTTGATTAGGCCATTAGCAATGGATGTGTGAGCATCTCCCGAACATCTTGTGCCCACTACATTATAAAGCAACCCATTGCCACTAACGCCTTTGGTTTTACGTGCAAGCATGAGTGCCTGCGCGAACATGAGATCATCAGGAAAGAATGCCATGAGAATGCGGTCTTGGACACATGAGATCCAATCTAACGAAATTGTCATATCGAACCTGCTGTAATCAGTTTCAACATAAGTGTCATAATCGAGTAGGGCCCGCATCTTCACATCACGCCCGGGAATGTCCAATCCTTTGACAAGAAAAGGGGCATTGTGCAAATGATGTTCAATGGCACTAATGCGGGGCCCAATGATGGATAAAAATGCATCAGACCTAGGACTAATATTCCTAGGATCTGTC